TTCGATGTCGTCGAGAAGGTCCTCGAGGGGAAGCGCGCGAACGTGGTGATTACTTCGCCGCCCTACGCCACGCAGCGCGAGTACGATTCCACCAGCGGCTTCAAGCCAGTGCCTCCTGAAAAGTACTGCGATTGGTTTCGCGATGTCGCCGCCAACATCCAGGCGATCCTCGCGCCCGACGGCTCGTACTTTCTCAACATCAAACCTCACGCCGAGGATGGCGAGCGCAGTTTGTACGTGATGGATCTCGTCCTGGCGCACAAGCGGCAGTGGGGCTGGCGCTTCGTCGATGAACTTTGCTGGCGCAAGACGGACAACGGTGTGCCAGGCGGCTGGGGCAATCGATTCAAGAACGCGTGGGAGCCAGTCTTCCACTTCTGTCGCCAACCCGAGATCAAGTTCCGGCCCAAAGCGGTCGGGCACGTTTCGGAAGATTGCTTCGACTACTCGCCCAACAACCCCAAATCGACTTCCGGCAGCGGACTGCTGGGCACGGGAGCGCGCGGGACTGCGGCGAAGAAACCGGGCGCGGCCGACGATGATGGACGCTTCCGTGGCGTCGCGCGACCGAGCAATGTCATCGAGGCCAGGACGGAATCCAACCAGGGATCACACTCCGCTCCTTTCCCACGCGGCCTGGCTGAGTTCTTCGTCAAGGCGTTCACGGACAGCGGCGACGTTGTGTTCGATCCGTTCCTGGGAAGCGGGACCACGATGGCCGCCGCGGAAATACTCGGGCGGATCGGATTGGGATGCGAGATCAGTCCGTCCTATTGCGATGTGATCCTGCGCCGGATCTCGAACCTGAGCGGTGAGATTCCGGTGCTGCTCGCCACCGGTCAGGCGATCAACGAAGTCGCCACCGCACGCGGCGTCCCGCTGGAGCAGGTTGACAATCCCCGCGCGCGAGACGGGCGGCGCATTCAACACCACGGGCCGGCACCGTTCTACGGGAGCCGCCGGAAGGTTTCCTGAGCTTATGAAGACCGAACTCCACGTGCAGCAGTGGCCAGTTGAAAAACTGATCCCCTACGCCCGCAACGCCCGCACCCACTCCGAGGAGCAGGTGGCGCAGGTGGCTGCCAGCATCATCGAGTTCGGCTGGACGAATCCGATCTTAGTCGGCGCGGACGGTGTGATCATCGCCGGCCACGCGCGGTTGGCGGCGGCAAGGAAGCTGAAGCTGACCGAAGTGCCGGTAATCGTCCTGGATCATCTGACTCCTACGCAGCGCCGGGCCCTGGTGCTCGCGGACAACCGGCTGGCACTTAGCGCCGGGTGGGACGAGGAGATGCTGCGCGTGGAATTGGAGTCGCTCGAGGAGGATGGCTTCGACCTCGACATTGGTTGGATTCACCGACGAGGAGGTTGAGGAACTCCTGCGCGATCCGGAGGAGTCCAACGTTGGACTGACCGACGACGACGCGATTCCTGAAGAGGAGGAGCACGCGATCACCGTGCTCGGCGACGTCTGGGTGATGGGTGAGCACCGGCTCCTGTGTGGCGATGCCACCAGCATGGACGCGGTGCAGGCGGTCCTCTCCGGCGGCTTGGCCGACATGGTCTTCACGGACCCGCCTTACAACGTCGATTACGAAGGCAAGACCGCCAAGAAGCTCAAGATCGGCAACGACACGCTGGGCGGCAAGTTCTATGAGTTCCTGCGCGATGCATGCGCGAACGTGCTGGCGGTAACGAAGGGCGCCATCTACATCTGCATGTCGTCGTCGGAGCTGCACACGCTCCACCAGGCGTTCACCGACGCCGGCGGCTACTGGTCCACGTTCGTGATCTGGGCGAAGCACCATTTCACGTTGGGCCGGTCGGACTACCAGCGGCAGTACGAACCGATTCTCTACGGCTGGCGCAAGGGCACGGATCACTTCTGGTGCGGCGCGCGGGACCAGGGCGATATCTGGTTCATCAAGAGGCCCGCATCGAGCCCGGAGCATCCGACGACGAAGCCGGTGCAGTTGGTGGAGCGCGCGATTCGCAACAGCAGCAAGACGCGCGACACCATCCTCGATCCGTTCGGCGGATCGGGCACGACGATGATCGCGTGTGAGAAGTCGGGACGGCAGGCGCGGCTGATCGAGTTGGAGCCGAAGTACTGCGACGTGATCGTCCGTCGCTGGCAGGCGTTCGCCGGGCGGGAAGCGAAGCTTGAGTCCGACGGGAAAAGCTACCGCGAGGTCGCCGGAGTGCGAAGCGCAGTGGCAGCGTGAGTCGAACGGTGCCGCGCCGAAATCGCGGCTACCGAAGCGTTGCTACTCGCCGGCCATACGGACGTCGAGGGTCTTTGCATGGCGTTGGCTGACTGGTCGGCCGAGTTGAGGATTCTGGAAGCAGAAGCAGAACCGCCGCCGGATCGTTGAACCCGGCGGCGGCTTTTGGTGGGCAGGTGGGAAGGCTCTACTTGGCGACGCGGTACGTCCGCTCGCCAGCCTCGTTCTTGGTGGACTCGACCGTGAGGCCCATTTTCTTGGTGAGGTTTCCGCTGATGAAGCCCCGGATGCTGTGGTTCTGCCAGTCTGTGGCCTTGGCGATCTCGGCCATCGTCGCGCCCTTGGGGCGGCGCAGGAGGTCCAGGATGATGTTCTTTTTCGAGAACTCACGCGGCACTTTGGCCTCCTTCACTTTGGCGGCCTTCTTGCTGGCGACCTTCGCCTTGGCCTGCTTCTTCGGCGCGGCCTTGGCTTGCTTGGCGGCTTTCTTCGCGCCCTTGTTGGCCTTGGGCGCGCCCTTCTTCTGGCTGGCAGCCTTCTTCGAGGCGGCCTTCTCCGGCGCGACCTGCGCGCCCTGTTCCGCAACGGCGGCGGTTTCGGTGGTGTTGGTAGCTTCTGCGTTCTTCATGGTGGTGTTTATCCTTTTGGCGGTTGATCCGCGCATGACGATTCATCACTCCGGTGGCCCCGGAAGGCAAGGGCTTTTTCGGGGAATAAACGCATGCCAGCAATGAGCCAGCGGGCGTATGCCCGCCATCGCGGAGTCGCGCTGTCCGCTGTGCAGAAGGCGATTGAAACGGGGCGTATCTCGAAGCAGGCAGACGGGAAGATCGACTCCGAACAGGCGGATGTCGAGTGGGAGCAGAACACCAGGCGGCACGCGCCGCCGGTCGCCAAGCGTGAGCAGGAGGATGACGACGCTTCGCTCTTCGGCGCTTCGCAGTACACCAAGGCCCGCGCCGTGCGCGAACACTACCAGGCGCGGCTCGCCAAGATCGAGTACGAAGAGCGCGTGGCCAAGCTGGTGGCGAAGGACGAGGTTCAAGTGGCCGCGTTCAACAAGTTCCGGCAGTTCCGCGATCACATCCTGAACATCCCGGATCGCGTGGCGGCGATGGTGGCCGCCGAAACCGAAGCAGCGAAGTGCTACGAAGTCCTGGCGACCGAGATCCGAAGGGCGCTGAATGAGTTTGCTGACTCCAACGGCTGACGAGATCTACTCGGCAGCGGCGGCGGCCGGCGCGCGGCCGGACCCGTTGCTGACGATCTCGCAGTGGGCCGACAAATACCGCGCTCTCTCACAACGCGCCTCGGCTGAGTCCGGCCCAGTGGCGCACGGAGCGGACACCGTATCTGCGCGAGATCATGGATTGCCTGTCGCCGTCGTCGCCCGTCGAGCGAACGGTCTTCATGAAAGGCGCGACAGATCGGCGGCACCGAGTGCGGCAACAACTGGATCGGCTATGTGATCCACCAGGCGCCCGGCCCCATGATGGCCATCCAGCCCACCGTGGAAATGGCCAAACGCAACTCGAAGCAGCGCATCGATCCGCTGATCGAGGAATCCGAGGTGCTGCGCGCGCTGGTCAGCGATCCGCGGTCGCGCGACTCCGGGAACACGGTCCTGTCGAAGGAGTTTCCCGGCGGCGTGCTGGTGATGACCGGCGCGAACTCCGCGGTCGGCCTCCGCTCCATGGCGGCGCGGTATCTGTTCCTGGACGAAGTGGACGGGTATCCCGGCGATGTGGAGGGCGAGGGCGATCCGGTGAACCTGGCCACCGCGCGCACCAGGACGTTCGCGCGCCGCAAGATCTTCATGTGCTCGACGCCGAAGATCACCGGCATGTCCCGGATCGAGGCGGCGTTCGAGGAAAGCGACAAGCGGTCTACTGGGTGCCGTGCCCGCTCTGCCGCGAGTTCCAGACGCTTGAAGTTCGCGCAGTTGCGCTGGCCCAAGGGAGCAACCGAGAAGGCGGTGTACATCTGCGAGCATTGCGGGCAGGAGATTCACAACCACCAGAAGCAGTCGATGCTCGCGTGCGGCGAGTGGCGGCGCAGCGCTGTTGGCGACGGCAAGACGGCCGGCTTCCATCTGTCCAGCCTGTACTCGCCGGTCGGGTTGGTTCGCGTGGTCGGACGCAGCCAAGCAGTTCGAGCAGGCGCAGAAGAAACCCGCGCTGCTTCAGGTCTTCGTCAACACCGTGCTGGGCGAGACGTGGACGCTGCAAGGCGAAGCGCCGGAGTGGCAGAAGCTCTATGACCGGCGGGAGTCGTACAAGGTCGGCACCGTGCCGCCTGGCGGGCTGTTCCTTACGGCTGGCGCGGATGTCCAGAAGGACCGCATCGAGGTTGAGATCACCGCGTGGGGCCGTGGCAAGGAGTCGTGGTCGGTCGATTATCGGGTGTTCGAAGGGGACACCTCGCGGCCGCAGGTCTGGGAGAAACTCACCGGACTGCTGAACGAATCCTTCTCCACCGAGTCCGGCCTGGAATTGCAGATCCTGCAACTCGCCGTGGATTCGGGCTTTGCCGCCATCGAGGTGTACCAGTGGGCGCGACGCCAGGGCGGGCGGGTGCTGGTCATCAAAGGCGATTCGCGGACGCCCGCGCTCATCGGATCGGCCGCGCCGGTGGAAGTCGGGCCAGCGGGCGCCAAACTGAAGCGCGGCGTGCGAGTGTGGCCGGTCAATTCCGGCATGGCCAAGGAAGAGTTGTACCGGTGGCTGCGCCAGGATCGGCCGACGGATGAGGACGTGGCGAAGGGGATTCCGTTCCCACCGGGGTATTGCCACTTCCCGCGCTACAGCGAAGAGTACTTCAAACAGATCACCGCCGAGCAGTTGGTGACGAAGATCGTCAAGGGGTATCGCCGGCACGAGTGGCAGAAGATGCGCGAGCGCAACGAGGCGCTCGATTGCCGCGTGTATGCGCGCGCTGCGGCTGGACGGGTCGGCATCGACCGTTTCCAGGAGAAGCACTGGGCCGACCTCGAGCGGCGGGTGGGCAGACCTCCGGTGAACGAAGTCAAACAAGCACCGCAGCAGCAAACGCAGCGCGCGGATGGCAGGCAAGCCGCCCGTAACCAGGTGCGCTTCAGGATGGATCTCTAATGGCATTCACTCAGACCGACCTCGATGCTCTCGACGCCGCGCGTAAGCAGGGGGCCAGGCGAGTCCGCTTTCAGGATCGCGAGTTCGAATTCGATTCCGTGGATGACTACTTGAAACTCCGGAATCTGATTCTTGAACGATATCGCCCAGCAGATCCGGGCCGCAGCAAGTGCGCCAGGTGCGAGTGTACACGACCAACGGTTGGGGGCAGTAGTGGATCGGCTCGGGCGGCTGGCCACGGCCACGCGTGGTTTGGCGCGATCAGTTCGTCGCAGCGTGCCGGAAGGAAACACCGGCAGTCCTCGAAAAGATCTTGTTCTTCGGTGGCATGGGCTCCGTGGTATGGGGCTGCTGGATGATATACCGCCCACTCGGTCCAATCATCGGCGGCGTGCTGGCTGTCTGGCTTGGAATGTTGATCTCCATGGAGCGCAATGAACCTCGTCCGTAGGGCCGCCGCGATGACTATCGCACCGCCGCGCACCCGCGCGATGGGGACGTTCCCCTTCGATGCCGCCGGTCGCGGGCGGCGCGGCATTGGATGGAATCCGCCGTTCCTCGGCCTGAACACGCTCCTGTTTTCGCACGGCCTGGAGTTGCAGGCGCGGAACCGGGACGCGGTTCGAAACAGCGCGTGGGCGGCGGGGGCCGTGGACTCGTATGTCGCCAACGCGATCGGGCGTGGGATTCGCCTGGTGCCGCACCATCCGGACGAGAAAGTGCGCGACCTGATCACCAGGAAGTGGAATCGGTGGACTCGGGAGTGCGACGTCGAGTACGACCCGCGGAATCCTGCATCTGGCCAGACGGATTTCTACGGCCAGCAGATGGTGATCGCGCGCGAAGTCATGGAGGCGGGCGAATGCTTCGTCCGGTTCCGGCCGCGTTCTGTGAAGGAAGGGCTTACCGTTCCGCTGCAACTCCAGTTGATCGAGGCCGAGCAGTTACCGTTGTGGCGGACGGCTGTCGAGCGGATGCCGCCGAACAACTCAGTCCGGTGCGGCATCGAGTTTCAGACCGATGGTCGGCGCGCGGCGTACCACTTCTGGAAGGCGCATCCGGGCGAGACGATGTTCTTCCCGATGGACGCTCTCTCGGTCGAGCGCGTGCCGGCCACGGAGGTGCTGCACGTCTACAAGCCGATCCGCGCGGGCCAGTTCCGGGGACAGCCGTGGCTGACATCGGTGATTGCGAAGCTCTACGAACTGGAGCAATACACGGACGCGGAGATCGTCCGCAAGAAGCTCGCGGCGATGATCACCGGGTTCATCACGCAGGCCAGCCCGGACAATCCGATCATTCCACCGGACCAATACCAGAACGGGCCGACTCAGACGGAGCCGGGAGCGCAGATCAGCAAGCTCGAACCCGGCACGTTTCAGGTGTTGAACTTCGGCGAAGAGGTGCAGTTTGCCGAGGCGAAGGACAGCGGCGATTTCAAATCGTTCATCAGGAGCTGCCTGCAAGCTTTCGCGAGCGGGGCCGGGCTCGCCGAGTATCAGATCAGCGGCGACTTGTCGGGGATTAACTATTCCTCGATCCGGGCCGGTCTGCTGGAGTTCCGCCGCAAGTGCGAGCAGTATCAGCATTCGGTTTTCATCTTTCAGGTCTGCCATCCGGTCTACAAGCGATGGCTGCGTGAAGCGATGCTGGCGCTGGTGTTCGGCATTGACCTGCTGAACGCGTACAACAAAGATCCCGAGCCATTCGAGGAAGTGCAGTGGGTCACACCCGGCTGGCCGTGGGTCGATCCCGAGAAAGACATCAAGGCATCGAACGACGCCATCCGCAGCGGTCTCTCCACGCGCTCGGCTGAGGTTGCGGCGCAAGGGCGTGATGCCGGTGCCGTCGACGCGGAGCAGACGGCAGATAACAAGCGGGCGGACAAACTTGGGTTGTCCTACGACAGCGATGGGCGCAAGGTCCTGACTGGGCGCAACGCCGGATTGACGGAACCGAGATCCAACAGGACGCGAGCAAGGGCGAGGTGGACGTGAAGCCATGACGAATCTGACTCGTGTTGCATCGCGGTTCGTGAACACGCCGCTCATGATTCACCCGCCCAAGCTGGACGTGATCGTCCAGGCGTTGGGGCCACGGCTGGGCATCATTCCGTTGACCGGCGTGAAGCCCGTGGAGCCGTTCGCCACCGCTTACATGGAGCAGGCCGACGACAGCGGCTACCAGGTGATCGACGGCGTCGCGATCATTCCGATCCAGGGAGTGCTGACGAAAGCAGGAATCCTGGGTTTCGGCGCTGAGTGGTTGCAGCTCCTACGCGCAGATCGGGGGCTACCTTCAGGACGCCGTGAACGACGCCGGAGTGCGGGCGATCCTCCTGCAGGTTGATTCGCCGGGCGGCGAGACCACGGGCTGCCTGGAACTGTCCGACTTCATCTACTCGATTCGCGGCGCGAAGCCGATCTATGCGGTCGCTGACGACTTCGCGTTCTCGGCGGCCTACGCTCTTACCAGCGCAGCCGACAGGATCTTCATCACGCGCATGGGCGCGGTCGGGTCCGTCGGCGTCGTGGTGCTGCATACCGAGGATTCGAAGTTCAACGACGAGCAGGGGTTCAAGTACACCTACATCTTCAAAGGCGACAGGAAGGTCGATGGGAACCCGCATGAACCGTTGTCGGAGCGGGCCGAGAAGGACATCCAGTCCGAGATTGACCGGCAGTATGACCAGTTCGTAGCAACGGTCGCGCGGAACCGCAAGGCCGACGCAGAGAAGATCGTCGCGACGCAGGCCGGCGTGTACTGGGCGGAGAATGCCGTTCCACTCCTGGCCGACGAAGTCGGAACGCTGGGCGATGCCATGAACGCGCTTCGTCAACTGCTCGGCGAGCCTGTCCAGAGTTCAACGGCGGCGATTGCCGCAATATCCACAACCAAGGAGGTAACAGCAAGTATGCCCAATGAAACGCTCACCATCGCCGCCGAGGGTAAGAAGCCAGGTGACGGTGACGGCGACGAGAAGACCAACAACGAACCGAAGTACTGCCACGCATGCGGGACCAAGCTTCATGCGGATGCGACTTTCTGCCATGCCTGTGGCACGAAGGCCGAGGGCGAGGCGTCCGGCAAGTTCTGCCACGCCTGCGGTGCCGAGTTGCGCAAAGGCGCGGAGTACTGTCACGCCTGCGGCGAGGGCGCAAAGAGCGATGCCAAGAAACCGGAGGGCGCGGCTCCTCTTGCGGGAATCGCTGCCGTGGCCGGTCTGCCGTTACGGATGCGTCCCGAGGGCGACATCGAAGCCATCGGCGCGCTGTGCAAGATGGCGGGCTGTCCCGACAAGGCCGCGGAGTTCCTCACGAAGAAGAAACCCAACGGCCAATATTTCAGCGTGGCGGATGTCAGTGAGGAATTGACCGCCGCCCGCGTGATCGAAAGCGAGAGGAGCATGATTACTTCGCACGTCAACCCGAACCAGGGCGCAACGTTGGCTCGCTTCAGGAACTTGAAGCCCAAGCCACTTCCTACGCCCGCCAGAATCGCGGCAAAGAGACTCCGAATCTTTACGCCGAAAGCGGTACCACCAAGCTGACCAAGGAGCGCGCCTACGCTCAGATGCTCGAAGAGCATCCCGAGGTTTACGGCGCGTTCGTGGCGCAGCATAACGCGAAGGGCCTGATCGCCACGCTCGAGCGGGCTGGCATTCGCCTCGCCCGGTAGCGACAGAGGAGACCAACAGACATGGCATTCGAACAGACATTACGTTCAGTCGGCCTTCCGGCGGCGGCGGACCTCACGAGCGGTGGAACTGTGAACCCGCAGTTCTACTTCGTGACCGTCAACTCGTCCGGACAGATCAACTTCACGGGCGCTGGCGCCGTCGCCGATGGCGTGGTCCAGGACAAGCCCAACGCGCAGGGAGTCGAGGGCGAGGTCGCGATCCTCGGCATCACCAAGCTGGTGACCGGCGCTGCGCTCAACAACGGCGACCCGCTCATGGCCAACGCCAGTGGCCAGGCCATCACTGCGACCTCCGGCAATTTCGTGCGGGCGCGCGCGCTGGCTGCATCGGGCGGCGCTGGCGTGATTATCCCCGCGCTGCTTCTCGGCCCGTACAAGATGTAGCCGTTCATCACACATAGGAGAAATCACAAATGCCTCAGCCAACACTACAAGACGTCCACGTCAATCGCCCGCTGACGAATGTTTCAGTGGCCTACCTTCAGGAGGCCGCCGGAGTTGAATTCGTCGCCGACAAGGCCTTCCCCGCCGTCCCGGTCGAGAACAAAAGCGATCTCTACTACACCTACGCGCGGGCCGACTTCAACCGCGACGAGATGCAGAAGCGCGCTCTCGCTACCGAATCCGCCGGCACGGGCTACAACCTGAATTCCACCGGCACTTACAACTGCGACGTGTGGTCGCTGCACAAGGATGTGGATGACCAGATCCGCTCCAACAGCGACTCGCCGCTCGCGCCCGACCGCGACGCCACGATTTTCCTGACGCAGAAGGCGTTGATCCGTCGCGAAAACCAATGGGTCACGAAGTTCTTCGGCACCGGAATCTGGACCAACAACGTCACCGGCCAGGCGACCGCGGACTCCACGCACGTCATCTACTGGGACTCCGGGAACTATCCGAACGGCAACCCGATCACGGACATTCGCCACGCGAAAACCCAGATGCGGCTGTCGAGCGGCGGCTTCGCGCCCAACATCTTCGTGGTCAGCCGCCCGGTGTTCGACAAGCTCGTGGATCACCCCGACTTCATCGACCGCACCAAGTACGGCCAGACCGCGCCGAACCCGGCAGTGGCCACCCGCCAGATCATGGCCGAGATTCTCGAACTTGAGGATGTCCTGGTCATCGACGCCGTCTACAACACGGCGGCGGAAGGCGCGGCCGAATCCAACGCGTTCATCGGCGGCATGAGCGCGGCGCTGTTTTACCGCCCGAAGAATGCCGGCCTGATGACTCCCAGCGCGGGGTACGTGTTCAACTGGACGGGCTTGATCGGAACGACCGGTGGCGCCGGCGTCCGCATCAAGACGTTCCGCATGGAGCACCTGGCTTCGGATCGCGTCGAGATCGACTCGGCGTTCGATATGCGCCTGGTATCCCCGGACCTCGGCTTCTTCTTCAACAACGTGATCTCGGCGGTGTAGCCATGATGCTTCGTCGTGAATCGTGGGCTCGGCTGACCAGGGGTCTGGTTCCGCCGCTTTACGTCCTGCACCCGTTGCAGGGCTTTACGCCGTCTGACATCGGCGACGAGTATCCCGCGCCCGATGCCACCAACAAGGTGCAGTTGACGCGCGCACGGCAACTCTACGAGCAACGCCGGATCGGGACCCAGGCCGAAGTCGAGCGGGCGCTCTCCAGGCTTCCCAAGCAGGAACCGGCCAAGCCGGGAAAGGAGAAAAGACATGGCAGTCAAAGTGGAAAAAACACCCGTTAACGCTCCGGAGTTTCAGAGCGCGGGTCCGCAGGCAAACTTCAAAGGCACCTATCCATCGAAGCAGAAGCAGTTCCTTTCGGCGGTCCAGACAGGCACGGGCGCGTCACAGAACATCGCACATGGGTTGGGCGCGGCGCCTGCGGGCGTACTGGTCTCCTGTACGGACAACAGCGGGAGCACCAACGTCTTCACGGTCGCCGAAGGAACGCACGACGCAACCAACGTGAAGGTGACGGTGACGACTGGGGCCAAGTTCAAGGTCCTGGCCTGGCTCTGATTCCAATGAAAGCAAACTCGTTCGGCAATATCCCGGTCCCGACGCCTGGCACGCCCGTCGCCGTTACCAGCGACACGAATCTGCGCGTGGAACGGATGCGCTTCGCTGCGGTGATCGGTCAGACGGGGCGCGTGTTCCTCGGTGTGTCCGGGATGAACAAGGCGAACGGCACGGGAGTGATCAAGGAGTTCTGGCCCACCGGTTCCGGTGGTGGCGTCGCGGATGCGTTTGACATCTGGGCGGCAGACTCACGCCATCTGCTGGTGCCATCGGACTACTACATCGACGCCAACAACGCGAGCGAGGGACTGATCGTCGCCTACTGGACCTGAGATGCCGAACTGGCCCAACATCGAAGCGTTCGTTGACGGCGTCATCTCGCAGACGTTCGGCGAGCCAGTCGTGTACCAGCCAGTGCAGGCGGGCGCGGCGCAGGGAACCCAGTTCACGGTGACGGCGGTGCGCCATCTCCGGCCGCGAGACGAGTCCGGCGCGATGGCGAACTTTGAGGAGATTTCAGTCAATCCATCCGACTTCGCTAACCCGCCGGCTAAAGGCGATTGGGTAACAGCTTGGGGCGCGCAGTACGTGGTGACGACGGTGCGCCAGCCCGACGCGTACGGCATGCTCAACCTGGCACTTCTTCAGCGCTCGTGATCAATCCGAAAACAATACTCGGCGAGTGGGTGACCGCGATTCAGTCCTGCCCGGACTTGGTGACTGCAATCGGTGGTGACGGCGGCAACATCCGCGCGTTCATGGAAGGCCTGGCTATCGACAACAATCTGCGGCTGGCCATTCTCCAGATGCCGCCCGGCTCCATGTTGGTCGCGTGGAACGGCACGACGCCGCGGCGTCTCACTGGCGGGGCGCTCCACTTCGCGCATCGCTTCTCGATTTATCTGCGCGCGCCTGAACAGAATTCCACCGCCACGTATGCCGATTTGTTCTGGCTGCTGGTGAGCGCGATACCAACGGGTGCCCCGTCGTGGGCGTCGCTTCTGCATTTCCATATCGACCCCGACTGCTACCCGATGGACATGGATCTTCCGTCCGCACAGCGAAACACCGTCGTGGTGAGCGCGGACGGCGCAACGCTGGACTATTTCGAAGTGCAAGCGACGCTCGTGGAGCAAGGCAATCCCGGCGGGGAATGAGGAGAACGTTATGGATTGGGTCTTTATGCAATCGCCCGAGGGCGAAGTAAGGGAAGTCGAGGCGACCGCAGCAGCACTCACGCCGCTCATGGTCGCCGGGTGGCACCAGGTTGCACCGCCGGTGACCACGAACCAGAAGCCGCCCACTGCGGCTGAGGAGAAGAAATAGCATGGCGAACATCAACGAATTGATGGAAGGCTGGGGATTCGGCAAACAGACCGCCATCGGAACGGCGAATCTGGTCGCCGCCATCTGGCGTCATACCAATCTCAACACCAAGCCGTGGGCGAAGGTCCCGGTGAACGAGGACGACCGGGCTGAAATCGGCAAGGGACACGAATTCCCGACGCAGCTCTTCAAGTCGCACTACAACATGCCCGCGTTCGAGATTTCGAAGTACGCTTCTTCGGAGTTCCTCGCGTGGGCGATGTCTTTCGGCATGGGCAACGTCACGGTGAGCGGCAGCGGTCCTTACACGTACACCATCGTTCCGGCACTGGGAGCCACGAACCCGACTGGCCTCGAGTTGCCGTACTTCTCGTTCGTGCAGCAGATCCGCCCCGGTGGTTCGGCGGTGCTCGATGAGATGCTGGTGGGCTGCGCCGTCAAATCGTGGAAGCTCTCCATTAAGAACTCTCCCGGCCGCGCGAGCGCGATGTGCTCGGCGGAATGCGTGACCACCGGGCAGTACACGTCGCCCAGCGGCATCACGCTTCCGGCCATCTCCACGCCGCATGAGTTCAATGCGGGAATGATCAGCGCCCTGACCTTCAACGGCATCAACTACCTCTCCGGCGGCAGCGCCAAGCAGTTCGTGTCCATGGACGCCTCCTGGGAGAACAACTTCCGCCCCGGCTTCTTTCCTGGCTCCGGCGCTCAGGATGGCTACCAGATCCAGGGCCGCTTCGAGTGGGGCGACCGCGTCTTCGCCGTGCAGTTTGTGGTGCGCGTCCAGGCTGGCTCGACCGAGTATGCGAACCTGATCAACCAGACAACCGGGACCGCCACGTTCACTGCGACGCGCGACGCCAACAATTCCTTCACGATGCTCATCCAGAAGATGGGCTTCAACGTCGCCGAACTTGGGAACACGGATGGCATCGTGACGCTTCAGATCACCGGCGTGCAACTCTACGACCCCACCAACGGCATGGTGACGATGACCATCACCACGCCGCTACAGGGCATCTGCCAATAGGAGTCTTGAATGGAAACCGAAAAGAAAGCGGGCTTCGACGCATCGAAGCCTTTCGTAGTGCCGATCCTTTCAGGCGGCGAGAAGAGTTGCGAGGTGCGGTTCCCATCGGACGAGGAGTGGTGCGCCTGGGCGCGCGCGCAACGCACCGTGCGGCATTTCCTCGGACGCGGGAAGTCCCAGAGCGAAGATGTGGACCTGCCGAAAATCAACGCCGAACTGTTCGCCAAGATCCGCACCGACAAAGACGGTCCCGAGTTCGACGACGCCGAGGCCGGCATGGTGATCGGTCGCATCGAACGGTGCGCAGTGGCCAGCGTGGAACGCGAAGGGATCAACTATCGGATCGAGATGAAGGTCCCTGGTACGCGTGTGGTTCACGTGCTGCGGATGCCGACCGCCAAGGAAATGCAGGACCACGAGCGGGCTTCGACCAGCGTCGTCGCCGCGCGGCGGTCAGTGGAGACGAGGGCGTTCCTGGAGCCGAGCGGCGCGCTTTACGACAAGCTGCACATCTCGGACGATGGCTATGCCGGCGCGGTGCCGATTGTGCACAAGTCGGCGGCGGTTTCCGAGGTCATTGCGCAACTGGCCATCGAGGCCGACGAAGACCCGGAATAGCCACGCCCGGCGACTGGCCGGAAGAACCGGGCGTTCGATTCCTGATCCGGTCGGTGCTGCGCCAAGGCGGGCTGTGTGGCGCTGAGGAGGATTGTCCTGACCGCGTCTTCCGCTGCCGCCGGTGTGGATACTCCGCGCAGACGGAGTTGGGTGGCTGCCCCGCCTGCGGCGCGGACTGGAAGGCCATCGATGTCAGCCATGGACCAGGCTGTCCGAAGAACCTGCTTGAAGAGGCGATGGATACGCCGAACGGCGCCTTGGTGCGGCGGTGTTTCCGGCTTCTCAACGCGAAGAGTATCGGGCTGACGATCACGCTGGCGGATATCACGGAGGAGGAGTTCAGGGTGCTGGAGTTGATCGAAGTTGAACGCCAGGAACAGATGAAGAGCGGAGATAGCGGTAACCAGAGCTCGTTGTAGCCACAAAGTTCCATTTACCGACCCACCGAAACGATGCGGGTAGGCTTACCGGACGACACATTTGTAGGTCGCTTCTGCCGTTTGCGTCGCCGAAATCGTCACAGATTCCTTAGTCGTGCCGCAGCGGGTGCTAACTCCGATGCTGTAACTTCCGAAAGGTACTTGGAGAGTCATCCTTCCGCTCGGAACGACCGCAGTGCGGCCCGAGCCGAAGGTCAACGTGACGGGAGACTCCGTAAGGTTGTTCACGGTGAATTTTCCTAGCGCGAAAGTGTTGACCGTATAGGTGACTGAATATTCGGCACCGCGCGCGAATACTCTAGCCTGGGTCGTTTCATCACCGACCGTCGAAGCTCCGTGCGGAAAGGCGACCAGCCTGTAAGACCCTGGGAGCACCCGAACGTGCCGCGCGTCGCCTGGTTGGAGGTCGAGCTTGAGCTGGGTGCCGGATTCCGTTGGTTTGACATTAATCGAAATCGGAAAGGGAGTGTTGTTTGTGATGGTGACCCTAGGCTGCTCGTTGTAGTCTTTCGCTGCTGTTTCGGCATCAGCGAGCCTTCTCTGCAGGGACGCGACTTCTTGCCTAGTGACGCTAGCATCTTTTCGGAGTGCGTTCATCTGCTCTGTAAGCAACTCCGACCGGTGTTCGAGAACTCTGGTGGTCACAACTGCTCCAAGCAGGCAGCTTGCGGCTGCCAGTACTGGAACTATGGCTCGTCGGAGTCCCAAACGGATAGGGATTAGAGTTCGACCGGCGCGAGCATCGCGGTCGGGAGCGTTCGCTTCTTCGACGGGCGGCACAACCTGAGGTGGTGTCGAGCCCACCTTGACAAACCTGACGATTGCAGGCGATAGAGCAAGCGCGATCTTGAAGCCAGCAATGCGCAGCAAGCAAACGATAAGTCCAACGACAAGCCCGAACGCAACGCAGGTGAACGCGACCGACGGATACCTCGCTGCCGCGTAAAAAATTGAGAGAGCAGCGAGATTGCAAAGCATGATAGCCGCCCAATAGAGCGCTCGTTTCGTGTAAACCCGGAGACCGCGACTTATTCCGGCGTCAAACGGTAATTCCAGCTCCATGGCCAGATTCAAAACCGTCATCAAACACGCTCGCTTCGTGTACTCGCCATACACCGCGACCGAGATGCAGGGCTTCGCGCAGGTGCTGGCGGATTCGATCCGGGCGCGCATCCAGAGCGGGCAGAACATCTACGATCAGGCGGCCGCGCCGCTGAAGCCCGGACTGCCGGGCCGGCGCGGCTACCCGGATTACAAGGCGGCGCGTGGTCTCAACCCGGTCCGCGACTGGACCTGGAGCGGCCACACCCTGCGGTGCCTCAAGGTCCTGACCGCGAACGAGAACCGCGCGGCAATCGGGTTTCTCGACGAGTCCCTTCCTGGCCGGCGCAGACGGCTTCGCAGATCGCCGCCTTCAACAACCGGCGCGAGGCGCAGTGGGGCGTGTCGCCGCGCGACCGCCAGGCGGTGCTCGCCGCGTTCCAGGCGCGTCCCTTCGTGATGCTCAAGGCAGCGTGAAATGGCAGACCAAGCAGAGCGCGTAATCCTCGAAGCCGAGGATCAAGTCAGCCCGGTAGTGGACAAGGCCAACGCCGGCTGGACAGCTTCGAGAAGAAAGCGGAATCGTCGCACGGCAAGGTGATCCGGATTTCGGATCAGACCCGATCCAGCGTGCAGCGGCTGATCGCCTCCCTCGAAAAGCAGGCCGAGACCTACGGCAAGAGCGGTGTGGACCGGCTGATCACCCAGCGGGATCAGCTTCTTGCAGCGGTACAACCGCGAGCCACAGGCCATCGACGCGATCACTCAAATCCTACGAAAAGATGATCGCCATGGAGGAGAAGGCCGCGCGCGAAGCTCTCGCGGTCAAAGCGGCCAAGGAAGCCGAAGAAGCCCTGCAGAAGCAATCCGAAGCCATCAAAGGGTTCGGCGAGCGCGTCGGCCAGTTCATGGAGAATCCGCTCCAGGGAGCGAAGGGCGCGGTCTCGTCCGTGCTTACGGCCCTTGGCCCCTTTGGTATCGCGGTCGCCACGGCGCGGCCGTTCTCGGCACGATTGCGGTGTCCGCATTCGAGGCCGCGAAGAGTCTCGGCGAATATGGCACGCGCGTGAAGGACGCCGAACTGCGCACCGGTTTGACCGCGAAGGAAGTCGGGCAGTTCGGCTTTGCGGCGCGCGCGGTCGGGCAGGACATTTCGATTGTCGAGCGCCTCATGCGCGGGCTGTCCCAGGCGGCGAACGACAATTCCAACGAAGGCGAAAAGGCGCGGGCCACGATGCGCGCGATGGGCATCGATTTCCATACCGCCACCGGCGAGATGAAACCCACCTCCGAGATTCTGGTGGAGATCTCCGAGGGATTGAACAAGCTCCCAGAGGGATTTCAGCGGGACGCCGCCGCGATGGAGCTATTTAAGAAGGTAGGCGTCGAGGCGATTCCGTTCATGACGGAACTCAACGAGAACCTGCGCGTCGCCCACGAGCAGGGCTTCGGCCCGACCGAGGAGGACATCCGCCGCTTCTCCGAATACCAGCGTGAAGTGACCGTGCTCGAAACCAAGTGGGATTCGCTGGTCCGCAAGTTCAAAGAAGGGCTGGTCGTCACCGTGACGTGGGTCGGGAAGGGCGTCGACTGGTTCCTCAACAACATCTCGACTGCCGGAGACGACGAACGGGAACACCGCGAAGAGATCCAGGCCCTTCAGGATGCCGCGCAGATCAAGGCGGCGGGTGGTTACGGCGCGAGCATGTCGATCAGCGGCCATCGCAAGGAGGTGGCCGACCTGGAGCGGCGGGCGCCGGACATCATGAAGAACCGCGATGCCACCTTGAAGCGCATCGAGGATTTACGGGCAGAGCAGCAGCGGTTGACCGGTGACTTCGGTGTTCTGCAAGCGATAGCTCCCACTCGCGACGAGGAGGCCCGCGAAAAGCAGGCCAGCGATATCCAGGGCCAGATCCAGCAGTTGCAGAAGATGCTGCAGGATGCCGAGGCGGCCACCAAGCGGAAAGACCTGCATGAGGGCAAGGAAGAAACGGATCGAATTCGCGCCCGCTTCTTCGGCACCCACGACGGCATGGAGAAGGCATACGCCGACGCCAAGAAGGATGTCGAGCGACTCCAGAAACAACTGCTCGAACCGGATAAGCCGTTGACGAAGGCTCAGGCGCAGGATCTGGGTCAACAACTCCACACCGCGGAAGCTACCGAAGCGCGCCGCAAAGCGGCACTGGATGCGGTTGCAAAGGGCGCGGAACAGCTCAAGGATTTCCGTCGCCAGGCGGCCGAATTCGAGAAGAAGGGCGATGAAGCCGAACTGGACGCGATCGAGCAAAATCTACTATCAGCGCGACCAGCTTCTGAAGCAGGCCGAGAAGGTGAAGGCCTCGGAGTCTCGGAGATGGCCGCGATTCGGAAGTCGGCGGACCAGCAGGCGGTGTCCTGTACAAGAAGAACGATGGGAGGAGTTTGAGAAGTACGCCGCGAAGCACGATGCCGAACAGCGGCAAAAGATGATCGCGCTCATGATGCCTTCGAAAGAGCAGATGAAGGAGTGGGAAGAGGGCTTCGCCGCGCAGGAACGGATCGAAGACATCGGCGTCGATGCGCAACGCGAAGAACTGCGGCGGCGCGCGCCGGAGCGACGCGCATGGCCGAACTGACTTCCGGCACGGATACGCCGGCAGCGATGTCTCAGGCGCAACGACAACAGGAATTGGCTCGAAAGGAAGAGGCGGCAGCACGGCAGGCGTACCAGACCAGAATCGATCTGGCCGTCCAGTTAGCCGAGATCGAAGCGGCGCGGATTTCGAAAGAAGAGAACGCGGCGAAGCGAACCGTAATGGCGGCGCAGGCGCAGAAGGATCTGTTCACTGCGCTCGCGCAGGCACAGGATCAGTTCGAGGAAAAGCAGGCGCAGATGCAGCAGAAGCGCGAGCAGGAGTTGCAGTCGCAGTTCGACGGCTTGCAGAAACAGGCCGAAAAGCTGATCGACGTTCTGTTCACCAAGCCTGCGAACTTCGGCAAGGATCTGCTGAACACGATCCACTCCGCGGTGCTGAAGCCCATAACGGAGACGCTGAGCGGCGCGGCGGCGAATGTGCTGCATCCGATCATCTACGGGGCGGACGGAAAGAGTGGCATCAACGGCTTGCTGCGCGGGGCATCGAAGGACTCGAAGGACCCGGTGCGCGTTTCCACCGACATGAACACGGCGGCGACCATGCAGAACAGCGCGGTGATGGCCAGTTTGACGGCGATCCTCGCCGCAGGTATGGGGATCGCGGCTCCGTCCGTAGCCGGGGGAACCGCCGGACTACCCGGCGTCTCGGTTCCGTCGATCTCGGCACCCGCGTCCGTATCCGGGTCCAGCGGAGTGAGCGTCCCGGTCCTGTCCGGTCATAGCGAAGTGTCGCTTCCGTCAATCGTCACAGGCGGGTCGGCTCCGGCTTCAACCCCGAGTGTTGGCGACATGATGAGCCTTCCGATGGGCACGCATGCCAGTGGCGGCATGAACCCGCTCGCAACGATTCTGGGTTCGAACTCCAAGGGCGGCACGTCGGGTCTCTACAGCCTCTTCGGCAAGGGCGGCGTCACGAAGGCGCTCTCCAACCTGAAGGGCACGGTCTGGAACCAGGACGCCTGGAACGCTTCCGACAGCAACTTCTGGGGCGGCGTGCAGGGCGTCGCGAAGTCTCCCGCAGCCGGTGCCGCCGGGATGATGCTCGCGACCAGCGGCCTGTTCGGATCGCAGCGCGGCACGTGGACCGGCTCGCTTGAAGATACAGCCGGAGGCGCCTTGATCGGCGAGCAGATCGGCGGGCCGTGGGGTGCCGCGATTGGAGCGGCGGCGGGGTTCACTGCCGGGATGACTCGAAAAGCTTCTGGGCATAGAGTCGCCGCCGAGGAAGGCGCACGACGACATCAAGAGCATCTACGGCGTGGACATCCCGCAGAACAGCGGCACGATCAAGCAGGTGGTCCAGATCGCGCAGTCGCAGTTCGGCGGCGATATCGCGGTGGCCGTGCGGTCGCCGAGCGTCCGCCAACTGGTGATGCTGTACTCGGAAGCCACCGGCCAGAAGATGCCGCTGTCGGCCACGACGCCTTACGCCGGGAGCCTGGTGGAGCAGGGCGGCAACCTCTATCAGCAGGCCAGCTACCAGGACGGACAGGCTCACACCTACGCCTCGAACATCCCGACGCTCGGCGGGATCGCATCGGGAACCTACCCGACGCCCGGAGGCCCGAACACCTCGGGCGGCACCGGCGCGACGTACCTTTCGATGAACGTCAGCGGCAGCCGACGCCGCGAACTTCATGACCGGCCAGTTCGTGACGCCGCAGTTCGTGACCGACCAGGCGATGGCGGCGCAGTATTCGAGCTACGGGCGCACGCAGCAGTCGGCCAACATGCAGGTGCCCGGATTGACGGTGGCGTGATCAATGCCGGGCAATCTCATCGGGTCCACGCCAAACGGGGTGATGCCAGCCTCGCTGTGCACCGCGTTCACGGAACTGCGGGAGTACGCTCAACTCCAGAACCAGTTTCACGACGGCACGATCCAGCGGTCGCAACTCGCGCAGACCTCGCGGCGGACGTTCCATCTCAGCAAACGCTGAGTTCATCGCTGCTCTCCGCGCTGTACAGCTTCTGGGTTTCCCAGAACGGCGGGCTGACGCCCGTTCGTCTTTTACAATCCGTTCGACGTGGCGTCCGGCCAGCAGATCGGCAGCAACTACGATCCGACGGGCAGCAATACGCAGGGCCGCGTGACGGTGGCGTTCCGTGGCAACTGGGCGCAGGCGACGGACATCGCGCGGACGAACGTGCAGGGGCTGGAACTGGTGGAGGTGGCGTTGGGTCTAGGAAGCAAAGAGAAGCGTTTGGAGCAGCCAGTAGTCGTTGCCGCTGGAGACTCTGCCACAATTCAGTTGCGGTTGTTCGTGAGCTATAGGAATCTCCCAATTCCCCCTGGTCGCGCAGCAGGCTATCGGCTCCGATTTGTCCTGACAACTGCCAAGGGCGCCTCGATCGAGACCGGGGAAGTATCGATCTAGCTGCGGTCACGACGAACGCGTCTTGGAAAACGAAGCGTCGCAGCCAACCAGTCAACCAGTCAAGCAATGAAGCCTATGAGCCCAGAGGAACCACTGGCACCACCGGCACCCGAACCACCGGCACCCGAACCACCGGCACCAGGACCACCGGCACAGAATACTAAGGCTGATCTTGAGGTAAAGAAGCTTGAGCTTGAGATCGCCCAGCTGAGGTCCCAACTAACCGGCATCGGGGGATTCTCGCGCGTTGCGTGGCCCATCATCTCGACACTTCTCTCGATTGCAGTGAGTTTCTTGACAGTTAGTATTCTCTATTTTAACTACCGCACTCAACAGCTCCAAGCGGACCTGAAACGCGAAGAGGTCTTATTTACCGCGCTCCATGATGCTGCTGATAGCACTAAGGCTGCCGATATTCGTATTTCAGGCCTGTGGGCTCTGAGCAAGTTTTGGGAACCCGAATACGAGACTATGGTTGCCAACACACTTGGAGCGGTTCTAGTCACGGACGGCCCCGAGCCGGCACAGAGGATTCGGATGAATGCGGCTGAAGTAGTGGGAACTGCAATTTCGGGAATTCCGGGTTCGCCGCTGGATTGGTCTCGGGCGGACCGCGAACGTGCACAGCGTCTGGCAGAGGTTCTGTACGGAAATGCAAGGACTGGGGCCGGCGGGGTAATTTCGCGCGTGCACGGAGACGTTTTGACCCGACTCCAAAGTAGAGATGGCGATATCGAAGCGCTCTCGCAGCAACTCGAAGCAACGAAAGAAGCGATTAGGAAGAACTGGAAATGGCTCAACAAGCCATGTCCGACACCATCGGCCGCATCACCGTCCCACGGTGATCAACTCCGGCCAGACATTCCCGCTCACGACACAGTACCCGTTCGGCTTCTCCGTCGAGCGCCCGGTGATCGTGCATCGCTTCGGCAGCCTCGACGCCAAGCAGGAGCAGCGGTACTACGTCGGCATCGGCCCGCGCAAGTTTCAGTTCAAGCGGCCGAACCTCGGCTGGACGGAAGCCAACCAGCTCAAAGCGTTCTGGGAGTCGATGCAGGGACCGTGGAAGGCGTTCACCTACACCGTCCCCAATCCCGGCGGCTCGACCACGGGCGTGCTGGTGACCTTCGAGCAGGCGCCGATCTCGTTTGAATACCTGCGCAACGCGGTGCAGGTCGGACTGAACCTCATCGAGGTCGTCGATCCGACACAAGCCCCCACCTACACGATCAGTTCCACCTGCACTGCGGTTCCCCTCGACCGCGCTATCCACGGCGCTGCTTTCCGAAGTTCAGCAGATCGTTCCTCTGGTCCACATCCGCGTGCGCGAATCCGCGGTCCCGGACATCTATCTCTCTGACCGGCGCGTCACGGTGGGCGGGCAGCTCTACCTGCCGCGATTGATCGCATCGGCGAGCCCGGCTCCGACGTCCTGATCTCGCAGGACATCAAAGGCACCTCGGACAACGTGCGCTTCACGTTCGGCAACGGCGACCGCGTGATGACGCAACTCGCCAACGACACCGACCTGAAGTACGCCGAGATCGACCTCTGCCTCTTCCACGTCAACTCCGGGATTCTGCTGCAACTTTGGAAGGGCGTCATCCAGAACTTCACCAGCGACGGGACGCCGATCTTCCCGGTGACGTGCTCCGACGGCTTCTTCCAGATCATGAACCAGTACCCCGAGCGGCAACTCAGCCGCCAGTGCTGGAAGACCTACAACGATGGCGTGAACTGCCCGTGGGCCTCAAAGGCCGCAGCGCGCGGCGGTGACGGCGGCGGGCGGCGATCCCACGAGCTGCGACTATTACCTCGAATCGGCGAACGGATGCCAGGTGCACGGCATGGCTCCCTATTTCGGCGGGCACCAGGCCGACCCGCAGGGCGTCGTCATCAAGGACGATTCCACCGGCTTCCTCGGCTTCGGCCGCAACACCGTGACGGCAACCTCGATCATCTCGGATACGATCTGGGGGCTGGCGCTCCCGGAGATCTGGTGCAACAGCGGCGGCAATCCGCTCTTGCCTTCCTGGCTACCGCGATGATGGTGGACTACCGCGATGAATCGGGCTACGCCGACTCGCTCGGCATTCTCGGCGCCGGGCCTCTTGGTGGATTCACGGCGTCGATGGTCGTCACGAATGCGGACGGCTACCGGTACGTGGTGGCTCCGATGGTCGATGGCTATCTCTGGCAGGGCCTGAAGGTTGACGGCAACCTGAACATCACGAAGTACCAGCCGGGATGGGGCTGCGGTACGTCTACCGGCAGCGACCCGGCGAATTCGACCACCGATTATTTCTCGCTCGGGCCAAGGGTCGCCGCAGGTCTGGGAGCCGAATGTCTACGCCGCGGGCACGGCGGCGTGCGAGATTCGCATCGTCAAGTCCACCACGATTCAGCCGAGCACGCCCGACCAGCACCAGATGACGGTCCCCATCGACTACGGGATGTGGGGCTGGACGTGGGACCAGAGCGGCAACCGCACGGCGGTCAGGGGACTCATCAATCCGTTCTGGATCGCCGTCAACATGCTGCTGCGCGCGATGGGTTTGTACGGCGATCCGTCCACCGGCTCGAATCCCGCCGGCGGATCCGGCCCGGCGTCGTCCGCGCAACTCGCCACGTTCGTGCTGCCGTCGTTGATCGTGGGCGATGGCAGCGGGGCGGCCGAGATCGCCGCAGACAACGTGGCCGCGATCCTCGGAACCGGCGTCGAAACACAGTTCCAGTTCCAGGGAATCATCAGCAGCCAGAAGCCGTTTCGCGACTGGCTCACCGAGGTGCTCAACTGCTGCCTGGGCTTCTACACCTGGGAGTTCGGACAACTGAAGCTCGGCTGCCGGATCAACGCCAGCGCGGTGGATGCTTACACGCTCGCCAACTCTCTGTTTCAAAGCTCTGCGGCTGACGCCGATTCAAGCTGGCTTCGAGCACCTCGTGCTTTCGTTCGCCGACGTTGCCTATCAGTACCAGGCGAACACGGCCGAGTACTGCGACAAGAGCCACGCCGCCTACTACGGGCGCGCGGGATCTCCGCTCACGAGCCAGATGCACTCGGTGGGGTGCTCGACGTTGAGCCAGGCGCTTGCGCATCGGAGCCACACGCACACGCGAAGAAATCGGCGGCGTGACTACACGGAGTGGCGGGATGCGCGCGCCGCGTTGGCAGACCACCTTGCTGGGCCTCGGCAACGAAGTCGGGCAGGTGGTCTCGATGACGCACCCGGACATCCCCGGCCTCCATGGAACCTGCAACGTCACCGGCAGCTCGGTGACTTGGGTCAGCGGCGACGCCTTTGACAAGTCGATGCAGAACAAAGAAGTTGTGATCAACGGCGTGCAGACCGTGATCACGCTGTGCTTCACGGACCCAACCTACACCACGGTGACCGGCTTGCTCCTGGCTTCAGCGCCGGCGATGGGAGCGAACCTTCCGTTCCAGATGATCACGATGTGCTTCCGGATTCAGCGCTGGAGCCTGAAGAAGGACTGGTCGGTGCAGATCGAGGGGCAGACCGTCACCGATTCCATGTACGACCTGGATGTCGGGCCGAAGCCGATGGACGTGGTGCCCGCGCCCCTGCCGCCTCTGTTCTATCCGATTCCGCTCGGGCCGGCGTGGGCCCCGTATCAGGTGCAGGCGGCTTCGAATGATGCGCTATTTCCCGGCGAGTGGACGTTCGATACCAACCAGTCTTACGCGCAGATGGCCGACGGCAGCATGCTCGCGAACCTGGTGGTGACCGGGAAGCTGCCAGTCAACGAGTTCAGCGCCACCGGCGCGGGCGCGCCCGGAATTGGATCGATCTCGCAGTCCGCGACGGGCGGATCGCTGCCGGCCAACGTGACGCTGCGCGCGGCGATCTGCGCAATCGATTCAAGCGGGCTTCCTTCGGCCCCGTCGAATATCGCCATCATCGGAACCTCAGCGTCTGGCACGGACACGTTCACGCTGGACAACATCACGTGGCCGGCGGTCGCGGGCCTCGCTTCCTACGTGCTGTTCGTCGGAACCCAGGACGATCTGATCTGCGCGCAGGCCACCGGAGCGCTGACCGCGGGTTCGAACAACACCTACACTCCCGGATCGATCACGTTCGCCGGCCCTCTGGTGCGCTCGACGTGGGCTCTGCCGTCGCCCTATGTCAGCAAGGTCCGGCTCAAGGCCAAGCACCTGATCCACGGCGGGATTATCGGTGGGTCAATCGATAGCGTGTCCGCCGGTACGCTGGTCACCGGATATCTAAAGGGAGCGCCGCCGTCCACAAACCCATCGTGGACGCCCGTTGGCCGCATCATCTCGATCATCGGCAGGCCGGAAGGCGCCACGCCGTACTTCAGCACGAAGGTCACTTCGTGGGACCAGACCACCGGCACGGTCGGCGTTACTCCCGATCCCAACGGCATCGTCCAGGAGGGCGATTGCTTCGTTCTGCGGTTCACTGCCGATGCGTCCAACACCGCCAATCCGACCTCGATCACGGACTCGGGGTGCCAGAACAACGTCTATCCCAACGGCATGACGCCCGGCGCGGAGGTCGGGAACCTGATCCGCGTGATTCAGGGAGCCTCGCGCGGGACGCCGCCGCGGAAGATCGTCTCCAACACAGCAACCGCCGTCACGTGGGACCTCCCGATGGTCATCAATCCCGGCGATGTGTGGATCATCGAGGAGCCGACGTGGCCCTACTCCTGCGACACGACCTCGCTTGATAACGGAAATCCACTGGCGGTGACGACGATCAACATGCCCACGAACAATTTCGTGGACGAGACGCTCGTGATCGCGGGTTTCACGGTGGACGTGAACGGCAACGAGTCGCCGGACGGCGATGCACCTATCCGCGAGGATTGGGTGTTCGGCGCGGAAGGCCTCTCGAAGGTGGCGGGCCTCGTTTTCCAGATGCAGGGCACGCTGGGCGTCGAATCCAACGCAGCTCAGCCTCTGTATTTGAATCGCCCCGTGACGGTCGGCGACGTGAAGGGTTATGTTCAGGCCGCGCCGACCGGCGCTGGAATCACGTTCACGATTTACGTGGGCGGCACCGCGTGGCTGACCCTGACAATATCGGCTGGCCAGACCGTGGTGGTCGCCGCGCCATCTCAGATTAGCGCCCTGTCGCAGATCCCAGCGAACACGGCGGTCTCCATCGGCATCACGGCGGTTGGGACCACATTTCCGGGCGCAAACCTCTCGGTATTCATCTACTCGTGAATATGCGTGATAGTAGATGTGCCATCCCTGCCGGAGGTGGTAGTTGATCATCTTTGAGAGGTGCGATCCGTCGCTACCGTAGCGGCTCATCCTCTGCTTTTCGTTCGCTGTCTCGCCGATGTAATGCCACTCAATATTGCCACCACGGGGGCCACCGGTGCCGATCTCGTAGCACGACGGGCCTTCGTGGTCGAGGCTAACGTCGTACCACTCATTCTTGTAAGCCAGAAGGCGCGGATGCGTCCATCCCATCGATTCATTGTAATCGGCATTTTTCGACTCATAGAGGCAGTCGAACGTGGATCAGATCTACAAGCTGCAACCGCATCGCACGATGCATTTGCAGGGCTTTGACGACTACGGTGCGGCAGCCGCGCTGTGGGGCGCTTCGGACACCGGCTTCACCGTCTCCGGCGTCTTCCGCGACATGGCCGACTTCGCCGTGCTGGTCCTGTTCCAGAAGGACGATCCCTTCGGGCACCCGCTGTTCTCCTATCTTCCCGATGGCGATCTCACCGGTCTCGTGCTCGATTTCGACGTCACCTGGCAGGGAATTCAATCGTGGGAGTCGCTAAAGAACCCTGGACCGACTGGAACACGCTCGACTACTCCATCAACGGCGTCGGCCACAACGACGTGAAGTGGCTCGGCACGTCCGGCATCACGGTCACATGCAACACGACTGGCCGTACAGGCGCGTCGGCCACCTTCACGTACTCAACCTGAACAGTCCGCAGCCCGGCGACAAGGTCACGCTGTGGTATCAGAACCAGTCGTTCATCAGCCCGGCGATCATTCCGCAATCGCACCCAGGCGACCGATCAGGCGATGTGGTGGCAGGGCAACGCCGCCTACAACCACTGGGTCACCATCGGGTCGGCCACGTACTCCTGCCTGGAAGATTCGCTGAACAGCGCTGGCGTGGCGAACAACATCGCGGCCAGATCAACGCGTCCGATCCGAATTGCACGGCCACCACGGGAGGCGCCTATGGCAACGAGATCTTCATCACGCTGAAGGCGGCGGTATCGGGGCCGATGGCGGTTTCGAGTTCTGACGGATCGGCATCCGACGCGCTGACGCAGACGACTCGCGCGCAGTCAACATCCTCCAGACCATTGCGCAGCAGATCAACGCCGTCAAGTTGGGTGCTGAACGGTCCCGTCGTGCTCGCCGCCACCACCACGTGAACGAACTGGGTGCCGAACCAACTGGTGATCACGGCCACGCCGGGCGCCGACGGCAACATGGTCGCGTTCTACCAGACCGACAACAACAGCAGCAGCCGGCTTTACTTCACCGCGAGCAACTGGAACCTGTCTGGCGGCTCGTCGGACAACGTCTCCTGGCACGTACACATCGATTTCACCGCTCTCGGCTGGAGCAATGTGGACAAGATCTGGTGGACCATCGCTCCCGCGCTCCCGAACAGCCAGGCATACCAGTCAACTGAGTGGCAGATGGTCGTCACCAACTGGACGGTTACCAGCAGCCCGGCGTCCAAGCGCGCGCTCAAGGTGGCCGGCCCGGGTCGGTCCGGATCGAAGAAGACAGCACCTGGGTGAGCACGTCCGGATACTGGGAAGCCGCCCCCGGCAACGACCCAGTGAACGGCGCGTTCGCCTTCTGGAGCCAGGGACGCGCGATCCGGGCGGCGGCTTCCGGTGCCAGCGTGACCATCGAGACGCACTGCCAGTACACACACGCCATCTATGTCGGCACGCGCCTCGATACCACCTGCGGCATTGTGACCGCAACGCTCGACGGCGGCGCGCCGGTGACGCTCGACTGCTACTATTCCCACCGCCACCACCTCGCAGACGCGGCGCCTGCTCTTCTCCGGCGTCGCAGCGGGCCAGCACAAGGTGGTGATCACGCTCTCGGGCAACAAGAACGCGTCGAGCCAGGGCTGGTATTTCTATTTCGACTTCCTCGAATGCGCCGTGGCGAGCGACGTTCCCGATCCGGTCGTCGACGACCACCGCCGTGGCAGTCGCGACCGACTTCGACACGGACAACACCTACAAGCTGTCGCCGCAGAGGCTGGTGTGGAATATTCAGAAGCTCGGGCTGCTCGGCGAGATCGACCACTACTGCGGCGTCTTCTGGTGGAAGCAATCGGTCGCGTCCAATCCGTCCTACCCGCACATGCACGGTCACGTTCTCCGGCAAGCTGGAACGATCAGGATGTCGTTTGGCTGCACATTGGTGGCTCAGCCATCGGCAAAACGGTGTTCGGCGGCCAGGACAGCAGCAACACTATCGCGCGGCACTTCGCCAATTTCATCAACGCGATCTTCGACGGCGTCTGGGCTTCGGCCTCCGGCAGCGTCCTGACTATCACCGCGCATTCGTTTTCCGAGCGTCTGGCAAGTTTCACGTGTACACGGAACTGCCCGCCTCGAACACCGGCAGCGGCCAGGCCACAGTGACGGGAGATCTTCAGGGCGGAACCTACGGCGTGACTTGGGTGATCGACCCAACCCAGACGCCGGTGCTCAACCGGGCGTTCCGCGATTGGAACACGGATTTCTTCAACCTGCTCAAGGCGAACAGCATGAACGTGGTCTGCTCGTTTTCGCAGGAACTGGTGCAGCCGCCGGACAATCCAGCCGGTGGTGCGGTGTGGGTTCAACGCTTCCCCGACGGCACAGCGGTGGAAACTGCCACCGGATTCGGGACGTTGAATAGTTCGCAGATCGCGTTCAGTTCGGGGCCGCAGAACTACATGGGTCAGGCTTTCGCCGCGATGGCAGGTCTGATGCTGGCAGCAGGACTCACGCCGAAGCTCCAGTTCGGCGAAATCCTCTGGTGGTTCCAAGCGAACTCGTCTGGAATGGCCTTCTGTGACGCCGACACACTGGCCGCCGCACAGTCGGCGCTCGGCCGCTCGCTGACGACGTTTCACACACCGAACGACGATCCCTCCATCAACAGCTACGCGGATGCAAATTTTCTTCGGACGCGCCTGTTCAACTACGTTGCCGCGATCCAGAGCTACGTGCTATCGCAAGTCCCCACTGCCGTATTCGAGTTGCTATGGCCGATGGACGTGAACGATCCGGACAATTGCAAGCTGCTGCGGTACATCAACCTGCCGTCGCAGTGGACGACGCGCTCGGGCTCCGGCTTCGACACGTTCCTCATCGAGGGCTACCAGTATCCGGGCATCAACCACAACCTGGATCAGGCGACCCGATGCGTGCAGTATCCGTGGAAGGAACTCTCCTGGGACCAGGCGCACTGCCGGTACCTGATGGGCCTCTACTACGGCACGTGGCCGTGGATGCGCGAGTTCGTGAACGTCAACCGCCTATGGCTGCCGGCCATCAAACTCTGGGCCTACGATCACGTGTGCCTGTTCGGATGGCCGCTGCCGCTGCCAGCGAGCGACGACCGCTCCTTTATCTATTGAGGTCGGCTCAGTCATGCGCTCACGTGCCCAGGACCTCCAGCTTACTGACAATCTCGACGGCTCCAGATTGCCCTGGCTCGGCCGGTCGGGCGGGAGCTATCGGTGCATGTTGTGCAAGAGCGCGCAGAAGTGTGACTACGCCCGAATGACTCTCATCCTTCTCGTATTGCACCAGATTAATACCCTTGTCCTTCAGGAGTCGCTTGGCTTTGAGTGAAGGGAACGTACCAGAGGGCACCAGCATCCAATGGCAACGTCGCCGCCCGTCGAAGGCCGCCACTCGACTGACGATCCCATCCAGATCCGGGTCAGAGCCTCCGAAGCCCATGAACAGCACGGAGGAAGTCGCAAAAATCGTTTCGAGGCAAAACCTGTATGCATTATCTGCGTACAATAACCTCTCATAGGAGCGGTAACCCAGTACGATTGATGTGGGATCGTTCAGGTCTCCGTGCAGCTTAAGTATGAAGGGTTTCCTTTGCCAGAACATCTCCAGAACACCGGAAAGCGTTCGTTGATAGTATTTCTGGAGCGGCAATCCGTTCTCAGCCCAAAAAGCGCCTTCTATAAATTCGTCGTAATTCGTGGTGATGATCGCGCGGAAAGGGATCTGCGCAATCAGCCGATGGGCCTCCCTGATCCGCGCCTGATTCTTGCAGAGGATAATCTCACCTAAACACTGCATCAGCTTCGAGGGATCGTCAAGGACATCCTGAAGCTCTTGCCCCGCTTCAATCAGATAGCCTTTCGCGACGAAGTCCAAGAGATCACCAACTCGATCTTCATCGAGCACTCCGTGGTCTTCGCACCAGTGGATCATCCCGTCGAGTAAGCCCTTCCACAGTGGCGGGTGTTCACCATGGTCCGTCGATGCCTGCGCCGACAACCCCGAACCGGCGAACAAGATGAGGTCGCGTGCTTCTAAAAGATTGCGTAATTCGCGATGAACCTCTCGATCTTCGACGCCGCGGATATATGCGTTCATACGGTCATCCGTCGCAGTTTGGCGGCAAGAGCGGTCGCGGTCGGATGATCGGCGCCATACGCTTTCTCAAAGATCGCTAGTGCGCGTTCGGTTAGCCTGCGCGCACCTTCTATGTCGCCCTGATCTTGGAGGATCTGCCCGAGGTTGTTGACGCGAGTGGCTACCGAAGGATGATCGGGGCCGTACACCCTTTCTGCAATGGCCAGTGCCCGCTGTGTGTAACGCCTCGCCGAGTCCAGGTCCCCTTGTGCCCGGAGAATCTGGCCGATGTTGTTGGCGACAGTAGCGATTTCTGGATGATCGGAGCCAAGGACCTTTTCAGCGATGGCAAGCGCCCGTTGAGTGTACTCCAGCGCGCCAAATAGATCACCCTGCGCTTGAAGAATTGCGCCGATGTTACTGGCGAGGGTTGCCACAGTGGGGTGATCTTGTCCATAGAGTCTCTCGGCTATCGCAAGCGCTCGTTGCGTGTAGCGTAGGGCTCCAGCCAGGTCCCCTTGGTTCTTCAGAATCACGCCGATATTGCTTGTCCTGATCGCTACGTTTGGATTGTCCGGTCCGAAAACGCGCTCATCGATTGCGAGTGCCCGTTGAGTGTATTGCAGAGCGCCATCCAGATCCCCTCGTTCCTGCAAAATCGCACCGATGTTATTGGCTAGAGTGGCTACACTGGGATGGTCCGAACCATAAACCCGCTCGGCTGTCGCCAGTGCCCGCTGCGTGTAGCGGAGAGCCCCCTCCAGATCCCCTTTCGCCTGCAGAACGGCACCGATATTGCTCGCGCTGATCGCAACATTGGGATCATCGGGTCCGTAGATTTGCTCGTCGACCTTGAGCGCCCGGCGGAGCACTTCCTCTGCGGCCGCCAACTGCGCCCGCGAACGCAAATAGAGTCCAACCTGGTTCAAGAGAAGTCCCGTCTCCTTAAGGGCAACTCCGAGTCGTTCAGCGTGCTGGGTCGCAGTGAGCGCGTGTGGAACGAGGCGGGCCGAGCCACTCCAGGTTGATGTTTGATTAACCTGAAACGGGAATGCTTCTCCGACAACGCGAACCGCGGCCGAGGCCCACTCTCCCTCGATATTCTGGCCTACCAACCTGTCCCGTGTCACCGACTGCACCAACTGGTGGACAAAGAGCGCGTCGCCGCGCACATCAATCAGAGAATGTCGCTGCAATTCCGTCAATATTCGATGAAGGGATTGCGTATCCGAGACGATGGCACACAATCCACTTCGGAGGTGACTTCCCCCAAGGACGAGCAAGTCCCGTGGAATGTCGTCGGGAGCCAGGAATGCGAGGAGACTCAGCAGTTCCATGGCTTCGGGAACTTCCTGCTGGAGCCGGTCAAACGAGAACTTCCAGGCGGTTGCGATGGAGTGTGGATCACTCTCGGACGGTGAGACAGCGTCGTAATTCTGGAATCGAGTCAGATACTCTGCAACCGAAACCCCCGCAGTCTCGATATATGCGGCCGCTTGCTCCAGGGCAAGTGGGAGGTCGCCTAAGGCATGGCACAACGAGGCGATTGCTTGGAGGTCGTTCTGACGCGTTCGCTTCTGGAGGAATTCAGTCGCTTCTCCCCGAGCCAAAGTCCCAACGCGGAATGGATCGGCACTGTCTCGCCAGTTTGGGTTACGCGACGTGATTAAAATGTGTCCCGACGTCGCATTCGGTATGTAGACGTTGCACTCCGAGGGATCGCGGGCGTCGTCCAGTATCACTAACCAGTTGCCGTGCCTTTCCATCCAGAACCGGACAGCACTGACTGCGGCCTGCTGATCGACATCATTCTGCTCCACGAGGCCCAGTCTTCCCGCCAAACTTGCGTATTCGGCGGCGAGAGTGGCCGGTTCCTCGGCATGTACCCACCACACGACCGAGTACTCAGCCATGTACCGATAGGCATACTCAACCGCTAACTGGGTTTTCCCCACCCCGCCCAGTCCGACTAGAGCTTGCCTGCACCTTCCGGACGAAAGAAGCGCGTGGAGATCGCTGAGCAACTCTGAGCGACCGATAAAGCGAGCGTTACGGGGATGAGGAACGTTCCAGATATCGGGCGGGGAGCCGGGATAGCGCGATACGTTGCCCATCGGGCCGACTGGGTGAGTGCTCACATCCCAGGTTTCGGCAACGCGGGACTCGCCGTCGTTTAGTCGGTCCTTTCGTTCCCCGATTTTATTTCCGCCCCATGGACTTTGCTCAGGAAGCTTGGCGTCTTTCTTGCGCAGAGATGATGCGACGCCAGTCAGCAGGGCCTCTCTCGCAGTCTCCTGGCTTCGACCCACGAGATCGATATAGACAAAGGGCCGCAGAGACTCGGGCAGCTCACATTCCCTCACCCGAACTGGTAGCAATGTGCCCCGTCTGTTTATCGGGTCCCGAGCAAGAGCAGCGGACCACTCGGCTTCGGAGAAGCGCGAACTGACGTAATCAGGCGAGAGCACTGCAATAGTGCGATCCGATTCGGCAGCGGCTTTCCATATTTCGAGCGCGAAGTTTGAGCCGGGGCGGAAATCCAGAGCGTCGAGAATGGTGGTGTAGCCAGCTTGCTTCAACTGCGACGCGATCCACTCGGCCCAGTTTCTATCGGATTTGTTGTAGCTGATGAAGAAGTCTACCATCGGAACCCGTGCGAACTCGAACGATTATAGATCTTCGACGCGACCGCAAATCGACCATTTCGACCGCGTTGGAGGGTCGACGTCATTGAATGCAAAACTGAATCTGCACGCGATGTGGGGATATTCATCGTGCTTTGTACCGGGTAAACGCCCGCTGGGCGAAGCCAACTAGCCGATCTACATCGTTGTTTTGGCCCGGCAGGATTTGATGGCCCCATTCGCGGTCGTGCTCCTCAAATAGCTTCTGCAGCCGGAGCGCCCTTTGGTTTGTGACGAACACGCACTGCTCCCTGCCGCACTCCGCGCTGAGCCCGAGAAACTCACGGCCTAATCCGACTCCGGGATCTGAGGCGTAGTACTTGCATTCAAGAAGGAGGACAGCTTCGCTATGCGGAGGATCGGTGTGATCAGCCCGGCAAGTACGAGCGACGGCGCGGCTGAGTACGGCGACATCCGCCTCATGGTAGAGCCTGGAGCGCCCGGAAACGTATACGCCCACGTGAGCCTCCAGCAGCGGCTTGTTCGCGAACTCGATCACCGCGTGCGTGTAAGGACGTATATCGCTCCACAGGTGTCCGGGCGCGGTTCGAAAAGTCGCGATACCGGTGAAGGGCCCATTCCGGTTCTCGAAGCGTACGATTGCACCCTCCTTTCCAGCGGCCTGGAGCACCAGGGCGAAGAGGTATCCTTCGAAGCGGTCTTCATCCGCCGCCTGATCCCAGGACGTCTGGCTCACGATTGGCGGAAGAAGCTGGCGGATCTGGGTTATCAGGGCATTCATGACCGCACCGCTCGCTCCAGGTCGCCGAGCAGCCTGCCCAACGTCTGAATCCGCTCATCATGATTTCCTGCCAAGCGCAACGGCTCGCGGTCGGCAGGTTCTCCGTCAGGTTCGAACGAGACACTTTCGACTCCCGTAACGGTTCGCAAGAGCCGAAGCTGCTCGTTCTCGATATCCGCCGCGTGGATGATCGCTTGCCGGACACCATCAATGAGAAAAAGCAGTTGGTCGCTGTCAGGCCATGGTTCCAGGGTCATCATCGCCGTCGGCTTGCCGGCGCGTCTGGTCCCATGCTGTTCCCCCAGGAACGGTGCTGGCTCTTCTTCTCTTTCCTCCTCCTTGAAGATCCGCGTGGGTTTTTCGACCGCACGCCCGGCGTGCACAGTTTGCTCGACTTGCTCCACGATCCATCCCAAACCGGACGTAGTCAGGGCATCAGCCAATTCTGCGTAGCTCGTTCGGATCTCCTCCGGTGTCAT